CTCACAATATAACAATCAGATGAATTATTTAATTCCGCACTTAAATAATGATATTTGGCAAACATACTCCAAACTTGCTTGGCACACTGATTGACTTCAAGAATAATGTTCTTAAATTGCCTGACACACCTCCCCACAGATAATTCTTTTTTATCTGTGTTATATATCCAATCAGGTTCAAGATATTCTATTATATCATCGTGACAACTTGCAAATACAATGTTATATAAATTATTGTTATGAATATACTTTGATATACTTGCACTACAACTTATTGCACATTCTCTATTTACAACAGAAGTAAACTCATCAATAACAGCATTATTATGTAAACTTCTTGCCATATCTGCTCTAAACTTTTCCCCATTAGATAATACATTATATGGTTTTAACCAAGTTGGAATTGAATTTAAACCTACTGCGCCAAACTTATGACTTGCTTCCTCAAAATTTTCAAAATGACTTGCAATACATAATTCATTATTCCAACTATGACTTTCAATTTCACCAAAATGTTTCAATAAATTTGATTTTCCACTACCACTTGAACCAACTATAAGACCAATTTGAAAATTTGTTGGAAATTTTGGTATATTTATTGTTGTTTCTATTACTCCATCAAACTTATAATCAAAGGCATTTGATATTCTATCAGTAATTTCATCTTGAATTATGTTTGATTGCAATTTAATTACATTATCTTTTTGTTGTTCAACTTCAAATAGTTTCATATATTACTATATCTCCTCAATATCTAACTTATCTCCATACCATTCTTTTGTTATTTCTACATCACATTTTATAGGCATTTCAAGAATACTCTCGGCTGCCTTACTCATTGTTTCTGCTAATAACTTTGAACATTCTTTTACATTCTCAATAGGGCATTCGGCTATTACTTCATCGTGTACTGGTATTAGCAATCTAAAACCTAATTCTTTAAGTCTCTGATTGTTATTAAGTTCTATCATAGCAAGTTTTGTAAGGTCAGCCGCACTACCTTGAATACGGCTATTAACACATTGTCTTGTTGCATCTGCTATCTTTGCCCCATTATCAACAATCCATATTCCTTCTGCATTAGCTTCTTCAAATATTGCTCTTTTTTGACTTCCCCACGCTTTATGAAGCTTTCGTAAATACTTCTTTATTGTTTCTTCTGGTATTTCTGTATCTGCTTCTTCATCTTCTACAAAGTCAAGTAAATCATCTTGTGGTGGTTTTCCATCTTTCCATTTAAACTCATATTCATCTAACTGTAAATCAGGCAATCTTCTTTTTCTGCCACATACAGTTGTTACATAACCTAAATCATAAGCCATATCTAATGAATCTTGCTCAAACTTCTTTATTGCAGGAAAACCTTTAAATACACTTGCTTTTATATCTTTTGCTTTTTGTGTAGAACAATTTAATTGTTCTCCAATACTTGCTTCACCTCTGCCATAAAGAACTCCTAATAAAATACTCTTTGCCTGTGTTCTTCTTTCTTTGCCTTCTTTATTAGTTGTTCCGTCAGGTCTAAACTCTTTACAATCTTCATAAGGTTTATTAAAGGCTTTACTTGCTATTTCAGAATATAAATCCTTACCTTGCATAAAAGTGTCATACATTTGTGAATCTCCTTGTTTTCTACACAAGGCTGCCAAACATTTTGGTTCCTGTTGGCTGAAATCCGAACTCATTAACACACAACCTTCGCTTGCTACAAATAATTTTCTTATGTCTTTATTATGTGATGGTATGTTTTGTAAGTTAGGTTCACTACTTGACATTCTTCCTGTATCTGCTCCATATTGATTAAAACTACAATGTATTCTTCCGTCATTAGGATTTACACAATTTGGTAATTTATCAATATATGTAGATAATAACTTCTGCACTTCCCTATATTCTAATACAGCTTTAGCAAGTGGATTATCCATTTTACTTAATATATCTACGCCTGTTCCTCTTGGTGTCTTTTTATCAATTACTCCCACCTTTAAAATATCATAAAATAATATTGCTAATTGTGTAGGACTTGATATATTTATAGGGTCATCTAACTTACCACTATTGGATTCTTTAATTATTTTTTTATTAACATTATAAAATTCATATTCATCTTTAGGGGGTCTAACTGTCACTCCATTACGATAAGCATTTATTTCATTCTTATACAAATCGCAGGCGCTATAAAATGCTTGTTTCTTTTCTATGAGTAGTTTATTATACTTTTCAGATAATTCGTGTTGATAATTCATATCAAACAAAATTCCATTATCTTCCATATTACAAATTACTTCTATGCAAGGCATTTCAATATTCTTGAATAGCCAATACATATTTTTTATATCTTCTCTGTCTGTCTTATCTGTCAAATACTTTCTTTGATATTCACACAATTCATAAGTTATAAATGGGTCGTGTGCGGCATATAAATATCCTGTGTTATAAGGTATCATTGTAAACGGAATACCTTTAAATAAATCATCAAATCTAAAAGCATCTCCTTTACCATCTAAACAATATTTATTATGAAGCTGTTTTAGGTTTTTATGTTCTTCATTCTCATTTAAAACTCTACTTGCTAAATATCCGTCCCAAGTACAATAGATATTATGTAAACCATTTGCTCTTAAAAATCTCATATCAAATTTTGCATTAAACATATCTATTTCAGGTTTCTTTTCAAGTAATCGTTTAAACTCTGACATAACAAATTCCATTTCAAGCTGTCCGCTTGCTTTTTCATTTGTTATATATGAAATATGATTAAGCGGTATATATGCTCCTTTTTGCCCTACTGTATATGGACATATTCCTGCAAGATTATTTAACAATGGGTCAAGTCCGTCTGTTTCTGTATCTATTGCAATATATCTATTCCCTATACATTCAGATATATAATCGTGTAATACTTCTTTATCATTTATTACAATATATTCATCTTTATACTTGCCTAAATTCTTTTCTACTGTTGACTTTATAAGATTTATTCTGTCTAATAAACTCCCACCACCTTTTATTGTAGTGGGAGCTGTTACTAATTTAGCATTAGACTTTTTGGCAAGTTTTATATCATCTGATTTATTTGCTCTTTTAGGTATATCAAAAAGTGCCATTAAAACTTATCCTCATTTCTTGCTGGTGTTCTTCTTGATGGTCTACGTCTTGGTTCTTCATCTACATCTTCACCATCATCTTCACGCTCTGCTCTGCCTCTTCTTATAGGCTTACTATCACTTGATGGAAATTCTTTATGCTTTACATAATATTCAAGTTCTTCAAAACTCTTATCCATTACAACTGTTCCAATCGGGTCTGGTGCTTCAGGTAAATCATCAAGTTCAACATCATCACAATCAACTTGATATTCTCTGTAAGTAGTTTGCTTATCACCTTTTTTACCATTTCTTTCGATTTCAAATATATTATTAACAAAGTTTCCTTTCTTTGTATATCTGGAAATTAAATTACTTAATATTGAACCGTAACTCTTTGGTCTTGTCCATATCTGAACTTCATCTTCCGTAACATTATATAACGGAACAAACAATTTAACTTTTGTATTATATCCTGCTTTACACAAAGGACATTCATCTAATGGTTCATTATATGCTCTTAAACAATTTACATCTCTGCCCCATTTTGCACCCTCAACATCTACTGTATGTACGGCTGTTCCTGTCACATCATCAATATCATTATACATAAATCTTACTTCTGCTTTGCTACCATCATCTTCAAGTTTAAAATAACTTGCACTACCTTCACTCTTATAATTGTCAAAATCATTCAAATTTACTCTTCCCATTTTTATTATTCTCCTTTACTCTGCTTTACTTTTCTTCTTTTTCCTCTTTTTCTTTCATACTTCTTTGGTCTTTCAACTGGTTTGTAATTCTCATTGATGCAAGCAATCAACTTAACTATAAATTCTTTTGTATTATCATTAAGATTAGGTATTCTCATCATCTTATCATAATAATACTTTTGAAATAGCATACGAGGATTTTGTCTTATTTTATCATCTGGAATCCACAACGCTTTTGTATAAAGATTTACTTGAGTTTTGTATTTTCTAACCATAATTGTTACTTGATTAGAAAAACCATCTTCTCCGTCTGCATAAGGTGTTCTAAACTTGTGGTCACCTTTTTCAGTTACAGAATAAGACATTCCATATTGGTTAATTGCAACATCTTTGATAAACTCAACTATTTCGTCCACTGGCACCTTCCTCCTATATTTTTTTGGTTTTTTAACATAAATATCAATATATCTTAAATATCCGTGATATTTACTTCTGTGAAATTTAGGCTTACAATAATATTTTCTTTTCGGTTTAGGTCCTGGCTTTTTTCTTTTTGGTTTTCTTCCAACAGCTTTTTTAACTTTAGGTCCAGGTTTCTTAATTGCATAAGTTGTAAACCAAAACTTTTGTAATTGCTGCCAAGTAAATGTTTTAATAGTACCATCTTCAAGTCTTACATCTACTGTTTCTAACTCCGAATTTATATCTACGATAGTTCCGCTTGTATTATTTAGTGTATTAACTATCTTATCCCATTTACGCAATTTCTCACTCCTTTCTTAACATATTAACATTATACTAAATGTTATACAATTTGTCAAGTGCTTTTACAATTTAATTTAATATATCTTTATTAAAACATCTCCCATTGTGATATATTTTTAATATCTTCAAATCTTTGTGCTTTGCCTAAATCTCCTATATCTTTTATATCTTTAGGAAAATCTATTTCTGTTATCAATTTATTTTTTACATTTGCTTTTATTTTCTCTCTTGCCTTTTGTCCTGCTTTATCATTATCTGTGGCTAATATGAAATGCCGACAAGGCAATTTATTAAGCTGTTCAAACTGTAATTCTGAACCAGTTCCATTTAAAGCTACTGCATAATGTCCCCCTTGCCACAATAGTATGCAATCAATCATACTTTCAGTTACAATAACTTGATTCAATTGTCTTAATCTATAAGTCTTACCATTTCCTCTTCCGCAAGATGATATATATTCAGCTACCCCCTTAAATGCAACAAAGTATTCATACAACCCGTATAAAGGCTTCTCAACTCCCTTTGGATAATTGAAAAACTTTGTCTTAACATTTCTTCTTGCTACAAATAAGCAATTACCATTTATATCGCGCACAGGAAATGTTATGCAATCTGTTTTAATATCATAACCTAAATCAAACAACTCAATGATATTATCATCTGTAATTCCTCGCTCTGCCCAATATGAATGATAATACCTATAATTATCTAATTCTTCTTCACTTACAAAAATAGATTGAGTGCTATCAGAATTATCCAATCTATTATTCCTAACATTATTTTTATCGGAAATGTTATTACGCTCCAAATCAATTTCAATATCTTCACGCTCCTCTACTTTTATGGCTGCAAAGTTTTTATTTAACCATTTCCAACCAAATGTGCCTAATAAATCATCTGTATGTCCAAAACAATATGATATAACTTCTTGCAAGCTATGAGTTTCCCCACAACTGAAACAATGAAACATACCATCTGTTTTTCTTATTCCTGCACTTGGTTTACGCTCTTGTCCATTATTATGATATGGACATTGAATCATATAATCTTTTCCACTATCTCTTATTGTGCGTAATAAAGGTATTTTATTTATTGATAATTGTGTTTGTAATTCTGTAAGTATTTCTCCACAATCACAATTAAATAATTGATTATTTATATACATTCTATTGACCTCTTTGATTTAGATACTGCATTTACTCTGCCTGCCTCAAATAATTTACAATTATGATAATCATTTCCTCTTTTATCAATCACATTACCATTTTCATCTTTTGTTAAACAAGTTTCTCTCATCATAGTTGCATAATCACAACATACCCTTACAGTTCTATGATTTACTCTAACTGGATAACCAGATGAATTTTCACAATGATATTTACACCTATAACATTTATGCTTATCAAACTTGGGTTTACTTGTTATTTTTAATTGTGGTATTCCTTCTTCACCTTTTATTCTACTCATCTACTCACTCTCCTTTATAATTCCATTCATACATTAACTATAGTATCTGCCAACATTCCTAAAAATCTGTAATATTCCTTTACACATTCTTCATTCACAAAAGATGCTAATTTTATTATTTCATTTCCTTTTTGCAAACATAAGCATTTCTTTTTGCTTGGTGGCAACTCCATAACTCTTAATTGTGTACCTTTTATACTAATTGCTATTATTTCTTGCATTTACTCACTCCAATACTCTATGTATAATTCCATCATCATCAACTATCACTTTTTCTCTTCTTGTTTCGCCAACGCTATTATATGCAATCTCTCCGATTGCGTTTGCTATGTCTGCGTAACTATGGCACGCCATACTATAAGTATTATCTAAAGTGTAAAGGCTTGCCATATACGAGCGAACATCCAAAAGTATGTCTATTGCTTGGTCTATTTTCATTTTTATTCCTTTCTGACTTATAAATCTCCCATACTGTCAAAACCTTGATTTATTTCTTGTCTAAACTTAGGTGTTAGTATTTTATACGCTTCCATTTTATTCCTCCTCCATCTTTGCTCCACAATTAGGACAATAATGATACTGTCCTGTGTGTCCCTCTATTGCAGTTTCGATAAATCCACACTCACTACACATTATCTGTATATACCAAGTCTTTACTCCACTAATATCATAGCCTTGTTCTTTGCCATCTTTGGTTATCCACCGCCCTATCTTCGGCTGTGGTGTGATAGATGGTTCATTTACCACCATTGCGATACAGTTTGTTATTTCATCTACTCTTGATTTGTCGTTCTGTGGTAAATTACTAAACCCACCATAAGCATTAACAAAAAAGTCGTGGTGTTCTTGTAACTTCTGTTTTATGGATTTTCTGCTTATAGCATCCCCACAAGGCTCTTGTTCTAATGCTTCAATTGCCATGTCAAGCCACTCTCGGTCATCGCCTGTAACATAACACACTGCATCTTCATATGCTGTAGCCTCATCTAATACATTTTTAGCCTCAAACAAAGCTTTTTCTCTTGTCATTCCTACACTCCTTTACCAATTCAAAGCTTCATCATCTTCCGTTGATGGATTGAAGCTACAGTTATCACAAGCACTTATAAGTTCGCCATTTTCGTCATAAATATAATTATCACCATATCCACTGCATTCATAACATTTGTCATCTTCGTATAGCATTCTTATCACTCCTTAAACTGTCGGCATATCTGCATATTCTAACGTGTTTTGGTCTGCAAATTTAAGTCTGTTAATCTGCCTTTCACACTTATAATCAATCCAATATTGAATATCATCATCAGTTATGTTATACATAATCTTCAACTGTTCAATCATAATCAAGACATCTGCTATTTCTTCTGTACAATGGTTAATAGCACCTTTTTTCTTTCTATGTACTTTGTTTATAGCTTGTATAAGTTCAGCACATTCTTCCATTGCAAGTCTTGACTGCTCCGTTTGTCCGTAATTTACAATCATATAATTTTGATTTGGTATATTTATCATATCTACTCTCCTTTACCAATCTGTTGCAATATCTACTTGTGTCGGATTTCCGCTTGCAAAACCGCCTGTATCTAAAACAATCCCTGTTCCCATTGATGTTTCTATTGTAGAGCCATAAGGGTGTACTTCCTGATTAGCCGCCACAATGACATACTCTCCAAACATTTTTGCACCATCTTCACGCACCCAATATTCTCCATCAAGTCCGTTTCCTTGTGCGTTACTTACTACTCTTGACATATTAAGATTGTAATAGGTTTCTTTTTGCTCTCCGTAGTAATTAACACCTGCTTGCTTTGTAAGTCCGTCTGTGTTTGACGGATATACTGTCCTTGAAGCTGTATAAGCTTTACGCTTATTTGCTTTTGAGATTTTAACCTGCTCAACATCATCATCAATACGCTCAATCTCATTTTGCATATCTTCTTTGTGAATCTTTAACTGTTCACAAAGACTATCAATTATTTCTTTTGTGCCAGTTCGATAGTTCTTAAAATCTTCTTCAAGCTTTTCTAATCTTTCTGCTGTTGCATCTGTTTCGGAAGCTATATTATCAAGCTTCTTTTCAATCTTTCTGTATCTGTCATCACTTATAATGTCGCTTAACGCAAGCAAACAAACAAGTACAGCTATAATCAATAAAAGCATTTTTGTAAATTTATCTATTTTCATTTTTTTCCTCCTTTTCTGCGTTTTGTTTGCTTTGACAATCCTTGCATAGAAAAATATTGTTATCATCTAAACGCTTCCCACATGAAACACAATTACCTGCAACAATAACTTTAAATGCGTAACCACCAAAACTTTCTTCTACTGGTTGTTTATTTGTTAGTTGCTTTTCTTTTTTCTTTCTTCCAACATTTTTAGCGTCGTAAATATATCCGTGTTTATTTGCAAGATGTTTAATCATATATTCCGTGTAATTCGGATATTTTCCTTCGTCTAAGTTTTCTATAATCTTTTCTTTGGAAGCAGGAAAAAAATCATCATCTCCATGCCCTGCCAAACAGAAACCACCATTAGAACACACGCAACATTCGCCACGGCATTCACTAAACATTTTCATTCTTATTCTTTTCCTCCTGCTTCTTTTTCCATATCACAAATTCGCACTTATCTGTACCTCTTACACATTTTGAATTGTCACAGAAACTACAGATAAGATGGTGCATTTTAGTTATGTTTATATCTTCCATAGTTATTCCTCACTTACTGTTAATTTCTTAATGTGACTAACTTTAAATGATGTATGCTCTACATAAAAATAATTTGTCTTTCTGTAACCATGTTTTGCCGAAAATTCATCAGCAAAACCTAATTTTCCATATATTTTCTTTCCGTCTTTAAAATATACAAAAACACTTTTTCCAACTAAATTCATGAGTTCTGCTTTTGTCATTTTATCCTTTACTTTCTGCTTATAAATCGCCCATACTGCCAAATTCTCTATAATCTGGAGCATACTTGTTTTTAAACTCTTTACATATACACTTCCCATCAGGTTTGCTGAAAGGACATTCCTCGCACCTGAATTTCAAATCATCGAACCGTTCGTAATCATTTTTGTACCTACAAAAAATCTTTGTAAACAAATCGAGCAACATCACTGCTTTTGAGATTTCTTCTTTGTCAATATCTTCCCACATATGTATCTCCATTCACTATTCCTCGCTTTCTGACTTCATCTTCTGACGCATAGACTTCTTGAAGCCCCTTAACATTCTCTTTTTAGTAGTAGACCGACACTTAACTTTTGTTACTCTACCACAGTCTTTTAGATCGTCAAACTGACCGTTGGCTATCTTATCAGCCCTATTTATGTATGCTCTCAACTTACTTCTCCTCACTTTCTGCCTTGTACGGTTTGCAAAAATGCCTATCAAACCAATTAACATACGGATGACATCCACAAGTTGCACACTTTTTCGATTGACAAACATTATTTTCTAAACAATAGTAATCACATTCTTTACAAGTGTTTCGCTTGAACCATTGAATTAACTTATTTATCATACTTCCTCACTTTCTGTAACACCGTAACAATCCACAATCAGCCTTACTTGCACCCAATTTTTACCATACATTTGCACATAGTCCTCACTTAATATTTCTTTGATATAATTCTCTAATAGATTCATTCCTCTACCTCACTTCCTCCATCTTTGCTCCACATTTCCAACAATAAGGTACTATTGTATTCTTTGTGTGAATATCAGAACATAGACACTCTGAACATATGAAACGAAAGTTATCATTCACAACATCTTCTTTATTCTGTTCATCTGCTAATATCCAATGTCCTGTCTTTTCCTTTGGTGTGACGGAGGGTAAAGACCTTAATCCGTCTAAACATATATCATCATTCAACTGTAAATAATGCTCAAAATATTTGTGAACAATATTTAATGCTTCCTGTCTGCTTATACAATCCTGGGAAGGCTCTTGCTCTAATGCTTCAATAGCCATTGTTTTTGCTTCTTGATATTCTGTTACACAATAACTATCATCAGGATAAACAGGTAAATTTCCTAAAACTATAATTGCTTCTTCGTTTGTCATCTACTCCACCTCACAATATTCTTTGATAATTTCAATCAAATCTTCTCTGTCAACCACATCACAAGTATGTGAATATGACGGGTTTCTATTTGGCATTTCTTTTATTTTTTCAATCAATCCATCTACGGATTTTAGAGGACAATTGTTCTTTCCTTTTACCAAAGATGCAAATTCATATTTTATCTTACAATAGTCATTACTATTGTTATGAAACGAGCATTGAATACATCTTTCTGGCATATTCATTCCTGTTACTATTACACTCATTATTTTTCACTCTCCTTATATGGTTCAGGTAATGGTTGCCACGCTAAAACATCATCCCTATCTTCATAACTATCAAACCAACAACCATTTTCTGCATCTCTGTAAAACGTAGTCTTTTCAACTTGTCTATACTTTGTAGTAATAAGCACATCTTGTGCATCTTCAGGTAATTTGCAATCATATACAAATTCTGCATCAGGATACATTTGTCTTTCGTATTCGTCTAATTCACGATAAGTAACAGAAATCCATTTATTAGCGTTTAAACCATCCTGATAGCCTTTCTCATACTGTTGTCTATCATACTGTAACGCTTTTATAAGCTCTTCTTTTTCAATACTATATCCAACTGCCTTTTTAATTTCATACGTTAGTTCTTTTTCTTCTGTTTTTACTATCTGACTTGTTATTTCTTGTTCGATTTTTGTTATAGGTGATTCATAGTTAAAATCCATATCTTATTCCTCACTTTCGCTAATTTTGATATATGGTAGTTTTATATGTTGCTATATCAATTTCCAATGTTTCAAAATCTGCCATTACTATTAACTTCTTATTTTGCTTATCGTGTTTAATAGTATGCACATCATTTATTTGTGCTAACTTCTTGTTATCCTTTTTGTTATAAACAAATACTTTCATTTTCTTTACCTTATTTAACCTTTCTTTTATTTATTAAACATTGTATATAATGTTTATATAATTATAATACTATATGTCATTAGATATGTCAAGTATTTATTTTATAATTATCAGAACACATCTTCTTTCGTTTGTTTCTCTTTTCTTTCTCGTTGTTTTAGTTGTTCTTCTCTTTGTATATTATCACTTATATATGTAAATTCCCCTGTATTCGGAATCCATTTATATATAAGTTTAGTTCCTACTTTTCCGTTTCTTTGTTTCTTTACTTGCATTACAAGTGTATCATCATTATTTTGTTTGATTGCTAATACTTTACTTGCATTATGAGATATACCATCACTATCTCTTATACTTTCAAGTTCTGGAGTATCATCATTATCTTTGTCTACTGTGCCATTTCTATTTGCTTGCACTACTACTAAAACTGGTATTCCAAGTTCTATTGACAATCCCATTAAATCTTCACTTATATTAGTTAAACTTGTTGTCTTATTATCTCCTCGTTTTCCACGCTCATCTGTTAAATAAGTAATGCCATCAATAGCAAGTGCATCTAACTTATATTGGTTTACATAATTTCTTAATTTTGTTATTGTTATTTTTCTATCAAAATCTTTTGGAGTGCTTACTATAAACTTATTTTCGTGAGTTTTTAAAGCATCAATGTAGTTTACATAACTTTGTTCGTCTAATTCTTTTTTGCCCCACATTAAATCTTTATTGCTGAAATTCTTATATAATGTATCAAATCTATATCCAACACTTAAAGGTGTCATTTCAGGACTTATATATCCAACATTAAAACCGAGTTCCCATATATGTGTCATTATCTTTTCAAGCACCCAAGATTTACCTTGATTAGTTCTTGCAAATATTACAAAGTATTCTTCCATTCGTTGTATTCCGTGTATTACTTCATCAAGTTCTTCAAAACCACTTGTAAAAAACCAATTATCTTGATTATCTCGTCTATCACGATATGCTTCTAATCTGTCAATTCCATTTTGTACTATATCAACTCCACCAAGTTTATAGGTAGGTTGTAATTCTTTAACAGCATTTAACATATATTCGGCTGCCACATTTGCATCACTCTTTAATAGACTTGCAACTTTTTGAACAATGGGAACAGATTTATAATACAAATATTCTTCTCTTATGGAATTAACTAAATATTCGTCACTTTCTGTGACTTCCACTATTTCAAATTTTGGAAAGTTTGATAAAAATGTTGCTCTGTCTGGAACATTTTTGTATTCATTATAATGATTATTGATAAAAGAAATTTCTTCTTCATAGCCTACAAAATAATCTTCTGTAAGCATATTATTTTCAAGGATAGATATGTCCTGTGTTTGTAAGATTTTCGATATTATTTGTAATGCAACCATTATCTCATATCACCGCCTTTAAGTTCTATTATCTCACTTGTATTGTATATTCTACTTGCTAATTTATCTCCTACTTTTGAAGATAATTGCTCTAATGTTGTTAAATTACTTGTATATATATTAGATAATTCTGCTTGTTGTCTTGTATTTATATATGTGAGTAATTGTGTATAGTCATACTGTGTTAAATTTCCTGTTCCTATATCGTCCCATATTACAAGTGGAACACTTTTAATCTTATCTAAATACCTTTTAGATAATGGATTATTAAAATCTTTAAGTGCTAAAATAAATTCAGGTACAAATATGAATAATACTTGTGGTTCTGTTACATCACATATATCCCACACATAAGAAAAATACTTATAAGCTAATTTTAATGCCCAACTTGTTTTTCCATTTCCTGTATGTTCACTACAAATATATAAATTATCTCCATCATATACAAAATCATCTATATCATCTTTTATTTTTGCAAGTCTTTTAAATTGCTTTAAATCTTTATCCCCACAATCTAATGGTATTGGGTGATGTAAATTTTCAGGTATATTAGAATTTTGCATAAGTAATTTAATACAAGTATATTTTCTACACGTTAAACAATCATCACTACATATTTCTTTATACCAACAATCTTTATTAAAATCTTGTTTGCTCACCTTTTGCTTGCATCTCCTTTCTCCATTCTTCTTGTTCTTTTAATTCTTCTTCTGAATATTTTACTGACTTTCCTTCTAAAATAAAGTTAGAAGATTTTTTGCTTTTACTACCATATTTATTTTCTAAAATATTAACAAACTTATCTTCTCTTAAAATAAAGTCTATATCAGCTTTCCAAAC